TAAGGTGTGAGTGATAAGTAGCGCGGGGGTTCTTCAAGATTGCCTCTTCATGAGATAACCGCACCAGTTAGCACGATAACCCTTTCAATCGGGAACTAACTGACACCTCGGAAAGACGGGGAACCCCCTCCACACATCATGTTTGGAGAGCATAACTATCGGAGAAGCAATGGAGATTATTCAGAACAAGGCGTTACTGCTTAAAGTACGTGACCCGAAACGGATTACAAATGTAATACCGAAGAGCAAGATATTGGAAGATGACGGCAACACTGCCAGCGTATTAGTTAACTGGGGGCTAGAAGAATCTATTGTCCTCAAGAATTTAAACATTAACGCACCATCACCAATTAACGCTACATACAGTTGGCCGGGGTTGTTTAAACCGTTCGACCATCAAAAAGTTACATCGTCATTCCTAACCATGCACAGGCGTGGATTCTGTTTCAATGAACAGGGGACAGGCAAGACCGCTAGTGTTATATGGGCGGCTGATTATCTAATGTCACTTGGCTTTATCAAACGAGTGCTTGTCATCTGCCCTCTATCCATCATGGATTCGGCATGGCGCAATGACTTGTTTAAGTTTGCTATGCACCGCACAGTTGACGTTGCGTACGGCAAACCTGAGAAACGCAAAACCATAATTAACGGAGAAGCAGAGTTTGTCATCATCAACTACGATGGCGTGGAGATTGTGGCTGACACAGTAGCCGACGCTGGGTTTGATTTGATTGTGATTGATGAAGCCAACGCATATAAAAATCCTACGACTAATCGGTGGAAAGTCTTAAACAAACTATTAAAACCAAATACATGGTTGTGGATGTTGACAGGAACACCCGCTTCACAGTCACCAGTAGACGCTTACGGCATAGCCAAGTTAGTAAACCCTAACAATGTGCCAAAGTTTTATGGCGGGTTCAGAGACAGAGTGATGAACAAGGTAACCATGTTTAAGTGGGTTCCAAAACCCGACGCCAATGAAGTAGTACATAAAGCGTTGCAACCTGCAATACGTTTTACCAAAGAGCAATGTTTGGACTTGCCAGAAATGTCCTATGTGACACGCAACGTACCACTTACTGCACAGCAAGAGAAATACTATGAACTGTTACGTAGGCAACTTATCGTACGAGCGGCTGGTGAGGAGATAACAACAGTAAACGCCGCCGCTAACTTGAACAAACTCCTACAACTATCTAGTGGCGCGGTGTATGCAGATACGGGTGAGGTCGTGCAGTTTGATGCAAGTAATCGGTTGGCAGTCATGCGTGAAGTAATTGAGGAGTCTAGCCACAAGGTATTAGTGTTTGTCCCATACCGCCATGCCATAGAGGTAGTGGCTGAAGACCTACGCAAGCACGGCTATTCAACTGCGGTCATTCATGGTGGAGTCGCGGCTGGTAAGCGGTCAGAAATATTTGAGAGGTTTCAAGGCACAGACACACCACAAGTGCTTGTCATCCAGCCTCAAGCCGCATCACACGGTGTCACGCTACACGCGGCAAACACAATTATTTATTGGAGTCCAGTAATGTCCGTAGAGACATATCTGCAATGTAATGCACGGGTACACAGAGCGGGGCAAAAGAACCCCACCACCGTTGTGCATCTACAAGGGAGCGGTGTTGAGAAACGTATGTACACCATGTTGCACAACAAGGTAGATATACACCAAAAAATTATCGACTTATACGGGGAACTACTGAGTTGATAACTCTTGACATTGTAAATTTTGTTGTTATCATATAGACATAACGAGAAGGAGAGAGGAATGACTGACGAAGTATCAGTAGATAGGTTAGTCGCCGCCTACATAAAAATGCGCGACAAACGATCTGAACTTCTACGCGAGTACGAAGAAGAAGACCTAAACGTAAAAACACAGATGGAAGCAGTAGAGGTTAAGTTACTTGACCTCTGCAAGAACATCGGTGCCGATACGTTAGGAAGTAAGCACGGTATGGTAATGCGTACCGTTAAGACCCGTTACTGGACAAGTGACTGGCAAGCAATGCATGACTTCATCTTAGAACACAAGATGCCCGAACTATTGGAGAAGCGGGTTAGTCAAACTACGATGAAGCAATTGCTAGAGGAGAACCCCGACTTGATGCCGAAAGGTATGAATGTCGATAGTAGGTATGCCGTAACCATAAGGAGGAGTAAAAGTGCAACCTGATAATTTAACCGTGGAGGAAGTCGCAAAGTATTTGCGGGTCTCTCGACAAACGGTTTACACCATGATTCGTTCGGGGAAGATTCCCCATTTCAAGATTGGTAACAAAGTCCGTGTTAAACGCACAGACCTAGATGCCATGACCAATACCCAAACCCAACCAACCACCATAGGAGTAGAAGATGAGTGAAATGACATTGTTTAAAAGCGGTAACACATTACCCGCACACTTGCGTAACTTACAATTAGACGAGACCACACGCGCCCTTATGGGTGGTGCTGGTAGTGGAGGGGGCAAGCGCATCTCTATCCGTGGCAACGTGTTTCGCATGATTGTCGATGGCAAAGAGATTGCACAAAACGAAGACCGTGCAATGAACATCATTGTTGTAGCGGCTAATCAACACGTATCACGTAGTTACTATGCAGAAACTTATGAAGAGGGCAAGAACATTGCCCCAACATGCTGGTCGAACGATGGCATTTCACCTGACTCCAAAGTTGGTGAGCCACAGTCGGACAAGTGCGCCACATGCGCTAACAACATCGCTGGTTCGGGACAGGGCAAGAGCCGTGCTTGCCGTTACAGCCAACGACTGGCAGTTACGCTAGAGAACGACCTACAAGGTAATGTATATCAGTTGACATTGCCAGCGCAGTCTATCTTTGGTGATGTGGAAGGTGGCAAGATGCCTCTGCAAGCATACGCTAAGTTCTTGGGAAGTCATGGCTTGCCAATTACTGCCGTCGTAACTGAGATGCGCTTTGATACACAGAGTGCTACGCCTAAGTTGACCTTCAAAGCAGTTCGCCCCTTGGAAGAAACCGAGATGGCAACCGCCCAAGAGAAGGGTCAGTCTGCTGATGCCAAGAACGCTATCGCTTCAAACCCCGCACTACTAGACGGAGCAAAACCAAAAGCAGTAGCAATACCCGAAGCGCAACCCAAGGTAGATGCTGAAGAAGCCGAACCAACTAAACGCGCCAAGAAAGCCGCACCGAAAGATGTGAGCGAAATCTTGGACGATTGGGCTGAGTAAGGGGCTGGGGGCTTGTCCCCCTTCTAACACTATGAACAACAAAGGTTATTCACGCAAGTTTGTAGATGCAAACAAGAAGGCAGACCAAAGACATATTGGTGTGCAACTTGGGCGCATCTGCATACTACGCGATATCCCTGTGCAAGATGCGGCTGAGTTCATCGGTGTGTCTAGGCAAGCCGTGTATATGTGGTTCTTGGGTAAGTCATTACCTCACCCTAATATGCGCGAGACTCTGCAAGAACTCATTGCTAACCTCAAAGCCAAACAGTAACCCCGTTGATAACTTGTCGCCAGCAAGTTATCAATTTTTAAAGAGCGAACATGACTTCACGGATACCTTTCCTATCCGCAGTCCTTGCCACCGAAGGCTTGTACTGTGTAGTAGGACTAAAGAAAGGCGCTCCGAAACAAACTTTTGTAGAGACACTTGAAGAGATTGATGGTGTAGTAGATGGACTAATATCCCAAGGGTACGATGCGTACTTTGGGTGTGCTAAGTATCTGAATGCCTTAGAAGGGCGTACAGCACAAAACGCAAAATGGTTTAAGTCTTTTTGGCTTGACCTAGATTGCGGAGAAGGCAAGCCATATGAATCACAAGCAGTCGCCTTAGATGCGCTGAAACAGTTTGTATCGGAGACTGGTCTACCAAGACCAACAGTAGTTAACTCAGGGCATGGCGTACATGTGTACTGGGTACTAACAAACACTATCTTTTATAACGATTGGAAGCCAACGGCTGAAGCGTTTAAGAAGTTCTGCGCGTCATATAAATTACACGCTGATACGGCATGTACGGCTGATGGGGCTAGGATACTGCGTATCCCTGAGACATTGAACTACAAGGGTTCGCCACCGCTCCCTGTAGATGTGATGCTCACCTCACAACCTATAACATTCGATAGGTTCAAAGCCATAGTAGGGGCGGAGGAAGATGTAGTAGATGACCCCGAACTGCCGTTCTCTGCACCCGCACATCGCCGCCCAATAGATGCCA